AGGCATGGATGCGGCGGCAAAGAAAGAAGCGGCTACTCAGCTGTTTGGCACTTTGTTTATGTCTGGCCTATTGGCTGGCTACGTTGGTATCCCCGGTATTAGCGCGGCTATGGGTGCTATACAAGGCGTTATTAACGCAATGCGTGACGAAGAAGATGAAGACCCATTAGAAGAACGCGACATTGAGTTCTGGTTCCGCAGTGTGTTTGTACCTAACTTCTTTGGTGAAGCCAAGATCGGAGGAGTTAAGATTGGTGAGATTGTAGAAGCTGGTTTAATTGACAGCATTACAGGTCTAAACATGTCTGGTAGCTTGTCGATGAACAACATGTGGATGCCTGAATTAAAAGAGCAACGTGTTCTTGAAGATACGGTGCAAGATTACGCAATGTCATTAGCAGGGCCGTTTGCTAGTTTGGCATTGAACCAAATACCTTCTGCAATCCGTCTACTGCAGGAAGGTAAAACCATGCAGGGTTTAGAACGGCTTCTTCCCGCTATGTTACGCCAGCCACTAACTGCGGTTCGATATAGTCAAGAAGGCGCTACAACAAGCACGGGCGCGGTTATTAGGGAGCCCGAAGAATTTACCAAAGCGCAATTACTTGCTCAAGCGGCTGGCGCAAGGACTACTGGTCTGGCCTCGGTACAGGAAGCTAACTTCAAGGCCAATGCGCTTAAAGCAAAAGTGATTGTTGAAAAAGGTAAGCTTGTTAATCGTGTTGATTTAGAAGCCATGCGCGGTAGCGACGAAGAGTTTGATGCCGCGCTAGAGAAGTTGATTGTCTTTAATGCTCGCAACCCACAAGTTGCTGTTAAGGGTGAGCAGTTGTCTAAGATACTTAAGGCTCGTATGGAGAAGCGTCTCAGTTCTGATCGTGGGTTTGATGTGGACAAGAAGTTTTACCCGTACCTAGAAGAGTTGCTTGCAACCTCACGCGAGAAGGTTGAAAGAGAAGCGGCAAAATGAAAAAACCCCCGGTGATTAGCCGGGGGAAAAGGAGAAGCAACCATGAAAATCGGCAACTGCAAAGCCGACAACATAGTTTAGTTTAAAGTCTCCACACTCGCAAACCTTTTACGCCTTCTTCTACAACTACTTTCATAAGCAGTTCCATTTTTAGCCGGCGGGCTACCCGACCAAGTTCCGACTTAGCTTTTGCCGTGTCGAGGCAGGGTACAAAAAACGAGTACCCCTTGCGGAACTTGGCCCAGTTGACCTCATAGTGAACTGTCTCGATCTTCATCGGGTGTATCTATGTGAATGAAATCCGCTTGGGACGCATCGAACATCAAAGCACGCACTGCGGGGGACACGACCTTCATGCCCTTAGCCATACGCTTGTTGACTGCTTCTTTAAATACATTAACCTCTTTTAGCTCACGCAGTACATCTTTGTAGTTAATCTGGCGCTCAACACAGAAGTCTTTAAACGACTTCGCCGCAATCCATAACAACTTGGTGTCTGGCTCGTAGCGTATAAACAACTCACCTCGGGGCTCCATAGTCGGCATAGGAATCATGTTGCTTCGTGCGTCGTTCTCACCATTCACAACCAAAGCGTGGTTCATGTTGCCGTTGATAAATTCACCAAGGGTAGCGGCAGGGTTGCTAGTTGGCGGCTTTACATCTTCGCGCATCTCACCAAGCATCTTAACTACCCATGCGTACACTGCTTTCATGTCGTAGTCGTGCAAGCCCAAGTTCTTGGCAATTAATCCGCCTGCAATGTTACAAGCAACTGTAGCCGACCAGAAACGCTCACGCTGTGTAAACTTAACGTCTTTATCAAGCTTGGCTTGAATTTGACGTACCAAGTCTTTAGCGTCTTCTAAATTGTTAACAAGCCACTGGGCATAGATTTCACCTGCAAACCCATAGTTTTCACGCAGTTGGTGGTCAAACATCTGCTTGCCTACTTGCACGTCGATGATGCCGTTAGGTTTGATCTCATACTCAAGTAGGCGCATAGACTCACCATCGGGGGAATCTTTCGCCGCGCCAAGCTTTTGGTAGAAGCTAGCATTTGCAGACGTTAAGGTAATCCCATTCCAGCTAGTTAAGTTGACACGCTCTTCGTTGACCGAACCGCGCATCTTGTTCTTACCTCGCCCCTGCGAAATGCTATACGCTAGATCAGAGAACTCCATAGGGCTGGTGTTCGTAATCTCGTCAATTGTGTTGGGCAGGTTGTTCATCACGCCAAGTCTGTGCATCTTTGCGTTGAACGTATCCTTCCAGATCGAAGCGTTCTTAACTGGGTGACCCCATACGCTGTTGCACATAAACAAAGACGTCGACTTGCCTGAGCCTGAGCTACTGTGGATCACGTTAATGATCGCACCGGACATGCCTGTGAACTTGAGCAGTGGGGATCCAAATGCTGTCAATGCCGCAAAAGCGTGAGGCTCAAGGCCCGGCTGTGCGTACATGTTGAAGACTTCTTTCCACTTGTCAAAGTCACCCTTCTCGTGAAGGTGCTCAGCCACTGCCTTTGTCATGTGTGATGGCGGGCTGTAATACACACCATCCTTTGTTATCTCTCTATCGCCAAGAATGAACTTGCTGTCATTGTCGACCCAACCAAACTGTGTTCTCATAATATCTGCTCTCCGCATAACTTGTAAATTTTTAACTGCTGTAATCACATACACGCACATGAGGTCGACCTGCTTACTAAACAAGCCCACACCCTTAGCCGCTAATGCTTCCCGCAGTTTGTCTTTTGCTGACAGGACTCCGAGTGGGATTGCAAACTCTTTCATGCCGTCCTTTGGTAGGTGCAATCGGAATAGCAATGTCTCCCCAATATCGGGGTCGGTTAACCGCTTAACGATGTATAGATCGTGTTCGTACACAAGCTCTGGTTCCGCTTCATCATCTGCGGGCCTGCGGTAGATACCACCGTTCTTGCCCCTAAAGAATGGGAAGGGATACTCAGGTATGCGTACTGTCTCAACCTCACCGTCATCGGCTTCAACTACAACGTCGTAGTCTTCGTCGTCGGCTTCTTCAATCTCCACACCAAGCATGATGGGCGACTTGATCTTGCCCTTGTGCTTACATCCATCGCAACCACTGGGGTTGTGCTTCTCAAAGGTAGCGCAGTGATGCGGGCCGCCTGTTCGTTGCAGATCATCGACTTTGAACTCAGTCTTAAACCGGTCGTAGTCGGGGTGCTCCGCAGACATTTTGTGCACTGCAGAATCTCGGTCAACGCAGAAAGCGGCAATCGAAAGGGCTGAGCGCCATAAGTTGTAGTCGAGTGTGGCTTGATTCTCGTAGCAGTGCATCAGTTGGTTGCAACCTTCGCCCTGCGCTGATTTCAGCATTATTGTTTTGAATCGCTTAACTTTATTCTGCATCACCGATTCCATCAAAGGACTCATGGTGCGCGGGATAAAGTCTGGCCGCTCGTCTTCCGGTTCTGGTTCGGATGCGCCGAGTAGCTCTTTCACTTGCGCGTAGGTCATACGCTGAGTGACTTCGTTGAGAACCGTTACTTCTACGGGTTCAGCTTGTTTAAAGTTGTAGGTGCCGGGGACACGCAGTACTCTGGATGCTTCAAATACAGCAGGGTCAACAATGAACCCTTGCTCTACGCACAACTCACGAAGGCGATTTGCAAGGGGCTCCCAATCACGGCGAACTAAGGTCTCTTCTAGCAACCAGTATGCGTGGATGCCGTAGCCTGAGCTAACCAAAATTGGTTGTGGTAACCCTACACTTTTGCAAAACTTTTTGAGTTCACTAAGACCTGTGGCTTGGTCGATGTAACCTTTGATTACTCCCTTTTCGTCGGGTACAGCCTTTGTGGGGCCGCAATCAATGTCCATCCACAGTGCGCGAACGAAAGCAACGTTGTCATGTGTGCGTGTATTGAGCGGGCCAAATGTGGCACAGCCAAAGAACACATCAAACTTATTGCCTACTAGCGTCTCAATTTGCTCATCTACTTCTGCTCTTGTACCGTAAAACTTCTGATCTGGATACTTCCCTAGCCCGAACACACAGTACCGACCCTTTGTGGGTAGTACAGCATCTAGCAGGTCAAAGTGGGACATTTAATTATTTCTGTTGGTGGTGAGCTTTGATGTGAAGTATGTAGTCGCTGATTGCTTGATCGTAGGAATGAAAGGGGACTGAGTCCCCCTTAAACCAATTGTAGATAGTCATCCGGCTTACACCGAAGTGGTCTGCAATCTTGCTAACGCTTACGTTTGCGCGGATACACACTCGACCCAAGGCTACACCCAGAGACTTGATGCTTGCTTTTTTATTCGCGTACACCAAGCTCTGGCTATAACCATAGGTCATGTATTACTCCTCGTCACTCCAAGCCTTCACCACGGAATCCAAATCCTTCTTGGTCACAGGTGTAGGCGCGGCCTTAGCGGGGCGCTTGATTGGCTCGTCAATTGCCTCGGCTCTTGCTTTGGAAAGTGCTTTAGCATCTTCTTGCGCAAAGGCTTCGCCCAACGGTTTTGGAGCTTCCAACTTAGCGGGCTTGCCGGTCATGTCGGCTTGGTATGGTGTCATAACGACCATCTTCAGCACTTCAGGAGTGTTAGCCACTTTGCTAGTCACAGCGTACTGGGACTTGTTAATGTACTTAGTCGGCGTAAACAACACAGACTGGTTGTCATTGTCTTCGTTGAAACTGATCTGCGTCACAACATAGTCCAAGCTCTTGCCGTTGTTAGACAAATACTTGGAGTAGTTTTCAAACGTGTGCGTGTTATCGCCAACGCTCTCACCAAACAAAGACTTGGATGCCAAGTTCATTTGATACACAGAACCTTCAAGTGATGTACCGAAGTCCTCTTCCAACACCATAGCAATACGGCGTGAATAACGGCAAGCCTTAGAGTTACCTTGGCCTGAGCCTTTGATATTCTGTTGGCAGTTATCGCAACGATCTGCTTGAGGGTTAGTTGAACCCGCATCAGGTGCGCGTCCGTCGTTAGAGAAGCAATCGGGCGCTGTCGGCTCAGCATCGGGGCTCCACTGTTTAGCGTAGAAGATACGACCCACAGCAGGGGACGCATTCACGATGATGGCATTCACATTGCCTTTGACCTTGCCCATCTCTTCGCCGCCAACTGTCTTACGGAAAATGCCATTCTTAGGCACGATGCGTTTGACTCCGGTACGACCAGCGAGTTGTTTTGTAAGGTCGCTAACTCCTGCTGTTTGCAAGAATTCGGGGAGGTCTTCGTTGAGGATTGTAATGTTACTCATTTTCAGCTTTCTTTAGAACGTCTAACTACCACGGTGTATTCACTTTCGACATTTAGCCCCTTCGGGTAAAGGTCAGGATTCTCAGCGAGAAAGTCTTTCATGTTTGTTTGATGAATTCGTTTCTCTAACAGGCCAAATGCTCCGGTCTCTTCGATGAAACCGTAGATTGAATCCCAATCGTTTGTCCAATACCGTGACTTAATTGAACGCATGATCGTGCCATGTGGGGTGCGAATGCTGTCGGCATTCATGTCTTTGCATACGTCTAGCATCTCTTGCGATAAGACTTGCATTTGCTCTTCGAGGTCTTTGTCCTCAGCTTCAAACATTTTCTTATTCGCAGATCGCTTGTCGCGTATCTTGATGTACAGCGCAGTCAGTGTATCTAACGGCACTCTCTCTTTAACTTCTTCCATCTGATTCTCCTAATTAAAAATGTGTGGACAGTGACGGCTCACATAAAGCAGTGTATTTGTTTCAACGTCCTCCCGAAATTAATCGGAATGCAGAGGCGCTAACCCTCTGCCCATCACTGCCACACAACTCGAATATAACACAACATTTGACATTGTCAAGGGGTGTCTAAAAATTCTTGTCGATACAAATCAATTATTTTGTTATGGTTTGCTACGTTGTTGCGCAACAAAGAATATAAACGCTTCTCTGTTTGACTTCCGTGTATGTGTACGATAGTCATTGGATTGCGTTGGCCCGGTCTGTCGATGCGTGCGTTTGCTTGCAGATACGTTTCGACACTGGAGGTGGGAGCGTACCAAATAACAGTGTTAGCCGCAGTCAGTGTTAACCCGTGTGACGCCGCTTGCGGTTGGATGACAAGCACTCTGGGCTCTGCGCGTGTTTGAAATTCTTTGACAATCTCTGCGCGTCTATTAGCAGACACAGCTCCGTTAATGACATCACATGTGATGCCGTTCTTAGTAAGGTACTTGGTCAACAACTCAATCGTGTGCGTGAATGGAACAAACACCAACACCTTGTGGCTTGACTCGTCGATCACTTCCTTGATTACCTTGAGGCGGTCGGTCACATCAAACTCAATCACTTCACCGCTGTCGGAATAAACTGCGCCACCTGAAATCTGTAAGAGCTTGTTGAGTTTTACTGCGGCGTTGATAGCCGTAATCTCTTCACCAGCTGCCTCAATTAACATCTGCTTCTTGAGTATGGCGTAGTACTTTAACTGCTGCGGTGAAAGTGGTGCCTCTCTGTCAACAAACGTAAGCTCGGGCAAGTCCAAGCACTGCGCTTTCTCAAACCGAATAGCGGGTTGAAGTGCCTTATGCACTGTGGCTTCCGATGTGGGCTTAGGTATCCAACGATAGTCGCTGACCTTGTGCATGACTGAGTCACGGAACTGACCGAAGAAAACAGGCACGCCCTTGGGGTTCACGAGCTTTGCCAATCCGTAAGCATCCACAGGTGACTGAGCCGCCGGCGTTCCCGTCAACATCCACAATCCTTTGACCACTTTGGTAATGTCCCGCATGGTCTTCCATCTGTCGGTCTGTGCGTTCTTATACGCAGACGCTTCGTCAATCACGATGAGGTCAAAGCCACCCGCCATGATTTCTTTCTTGACGATCTCAACGCCATCGAAGTTAATGATGACGAACTCGGCGAGCCCATTGATAATTTGTTTGCGCTTTTCCCGACCACCATGCGCTACGGATACTGTGCGATGCAGAGCGAACTTAAACAGATCCTCTTGCCATGCGGCCTTCATCACCGACAAAGGGCAGACGATAAGCACTCGGCTAACTAACCCAACTTTCATCAAATAATCCACCGCCCAAATCACTGATGCAGTCTTGCCTGTGCCCTGCTCGTTAAAGCAAAAGCTCTTGCGGTTGCTGATTAGGAATTCGGCAGTGGTCTTCTGATGATCGAACGGGGTGAAGCCGTGTGGCCTCGGCCAGTCATACTCTGATAGGTTCATTTGGTTTCAATCTAACTTTTAAACTTTCCATGCTAGTCTCTAATTTACCGGCTTCAATCATGCGGTCGAATATGGGGATTACTTCTCCGCTGTCTTCGTTTTCTAATTCCCACCAATCTATCCAACCACTACCAAACCGCACGAGCCAAATGTCTTCGTCTTTCATTTCTTCTTGCGTTCCTTGGTGCTTGTTTCAGTTACCAACTTGTGCTGTGAGTTACGCTTGAACGAGCGGTTAGCTGTTGGGGATTGCACCTTCGTGCCGTCCTTGTTAGAGCCACCCTTGCTCAGCGCTTTAACGTGGGCAATGTCTTTGCCTTCTCTGGAATCCGCAGTGCCGTCATTGTCTTTGTCGGGGTGCTTCTTGTCGTACTCGTTACGGGCGCGTTGGCGTTCCATCCGATCAGGCAACTCGCCTCGGGCAACTTGCTGTTGGTATTCCTTTTTGTAGGGGCGGGGTTTGTTTACGTAAGGCATAGTTCATCCTTTGTTGTGTTCACATTGTTTAACAGAGCACCACTTGCATAGTGGGCCGGTCTTGGGGTTCCATACCCCGCTCATGAATGCACCTTCAAGTCGCTCAATATCGGGCAGTACTTTCTGTACATACACAGACTTCATTTTCGCATCATGTTCAGCTTTTACAAACTCTTTGCTGACTACGAACATAAGCGCAGACTTGACCCGCTCGATCTCGGGGTACTTGGCAAATATGGCGGCGGCAATCAGGTCGAGCTGACCCATGTCGGCATAGCGTGCGTTCTTACTTGTTTTATAGTCAACCGAGTAGGCCAGCTTCTTTTCGCGGTTCAAGATAACCAAGTCGGCAATCCCATGCCACCACACGCCCTCGGCTGAGAACTCGCAGGGCTGTAAGTCTTTGGTCAGGCCAAGTTTGACCTCGCAATGCTTCTCCCCGGGGATGGCGTTTAGTCTATCTAGCGAAGACCTAACGTATGCAAACTTCTCTGGTATCGGCGTTCCGTCTCTTATGTATTCTTCAGCCGCAGTGTGCATCTCTTTGCCGTACAGCGTAGCCGTGGTATCCCCCTCGATTACGTCCTTGGCAACCTTGGTGTGATAGTACTTCTTAGGGCACTGCTGAAAAGTCTTGAGACTACTGAACGACCAAATTAACTGTTTCATATACTGTCCAACCCTTTTGTGTACTTCTTCCAAATATCATTTGCACTCATGCCCCACAGATCGCCTACCAAGTCCTTAAGCTCTTGGTACATGTCGGGCTTGTTTACCTTTAGGTTTATAACCCACGTTGCGTCTTGCAACGCAGGCTTAAGTTCTTGCCATAGCTCCTTTTGCTCAGGAGGCATGGTCTTCTCTCTGTAATGTATACGCTGTCGGCTTTCTACTTCGGCTTGCCACTGCTTTTGGAGTGCTTCACGCTCCCGCTTCTTTTGTTCGGTTGTTTTGTAGTACTCGTCGGAAAAAAACTGCCTTAGTATTTCGCTACGTAAAGGGTGCTTCATCTTGCGCATGGCTCGGGCCTCAATCTGCCTGATGCGTTCCCTTGTCACACGGAACGCGACCCCCACTTCTTCTAGTGTGTAATCGCTATCTAGTTCAATACCAAACCGCATCTGCAATACTTTAGCTTCCCTTGGGGTCAGGCCGTCCAACATCTCTTGTATGTACTCGGCTAGCTCTACCTTGTGTAGCTCTTCTTCGGGGTCGATGTATGGTTCTTCCTCGTATGGCGGGCATGGTAGCTCGGGCAACGTGGAGTCTTCCTTGTACCCAAAGTAGTAATACGTCTCGCGCAGTTCTTTGCTAGTACCTACCATTGTGCCGTAGGGTATGGTCTGCCCTTTGTTTATTTTGCCGTACGGCCTATTGCTCGGGCGGGAATCTTTTTTCATAGTATTCCTTGCGGTCGCTACTGCTCCATCGCTCCCATGAGTAATGAATCTCGGGGAACCGCTTGTGCCAGTAGCGCCAAAGTATGCGTACTCCATTTTCAACACTGCCCATAAGTCCTGCCGTGTCCGGCCTCGCAGTTCAGGGGCAACTCAAGCGCCCACTTGGGTCGCACGCGCATACACATCTCTACATATTCTTGCGCAACCTCAACCTCTTCCTTGGGTACGATGCAAGCAATCGCATCATGCACAGTCATAACCACTTTGTATTTCTTAGCGATCAGTAGCATCTGTTCACCAATCACGATACGTGCTAACGCTTGGCACACGTTCTCAATCACCTTGCCGCCATAAATTCGGTTGGGGATTGTGGCTTTGCCTTTCTTGGTGTCGTACACCAACTCAGTCTTGCCTGTTGTAGCATCTGTGTGCTTACGTAAGTTGGGGTAACGCAAGTACAACCCGTTGGGTAGGAGGATGCCTTCCTTGCCCTCGATCTTCAGCGCACCATTGCGGCCTAGCGCCATTGAATTGTTACGCAAAATAGCCTCTAACGATGTACCCGCTTCTTTCCAAAGCTCAGTAATTTTCGGATACGTTTCGCGGTAAGTGTTGATAATCCGTTTTGCTTCATCCAACGTAATCTCCACATTAAAGTTCTTGAGTTGAGCTTGGAACTTCGCCGCACCCATCCCGTACCCACAGCCAAGGATAGTGGTCTTACCAACGAATCTCTCGTCCTTTGTAATCTGCGTGACGTCTTTG